TGCTCTACGAGGATTATCCCCCGACTTTACAGGAGCTTTTAGGTCAGAACCAGGATGTGCCTTTTCATAAGATTTACGGCCCTTTTCATTAAGGCCACCCTTTTTAGATTTACCAGCTTTCTTTTGCCAAGCTTCACTTGCCATTTTTCTTCTTCTTCTTTCTAGCAGCAGCCATATTATCTACCAAATTAGGATACGGACGGCCAGCAGCTTTAGCACGAGCCTTAGCAGCAGCCTTTTTAGGCTTAGACAACTTCTTGTCTTTTTTAGTGGGGTCTGGAGTTTCCCAGACCTTCTTCTCTTTAGCCATTATTTAATCCTTGGATGTTCTTTATGAAATTTTTTAGTAGCTTTTACGCCTTGTTTAACGGTTTTAGAGCCAGCAAGCTTAGTAAGGTTCATACGTTCTTTTTTACCAGACCTACTGTTTTGTTCAACAATGATGTCGCCTTTTTTACCCGCCCCTTTATCAACCTTCTTTTTGGTGACTTTATGGGCTTTTCCGCCTGCAGTTATTTTAGCCATTATTTCTTTTTCTTCTTTTTGACTTTTTTAGGCAAAGCTTTTTGGTTAGGAGTTTCTTTAGCCCAACGCTTAGCCATTTCTGGCTTAGTGGCAAACATCCATTTTTCCTGCTGCTTAGACTTAAAAGGCATTATTTAGCTTTCTTAGGAGCTGCCTTCTTAGGAGCTGGTTTAGCAGCATCTGGCTTACCAGCAGCCGCTTTTTTAACAGCAGGCTTAGCTGCTGGTGGCTTAATAAGGCTAGACTTTTCTGACTTTGGAGCATTAGGCTTAACAATAGCCGCATATCTAATATTAGTTTTGTGACCATCTGCAGATAGCTGTGCTACTGTGTTTGCGATGTCGTGGTGTCCTGCACCTTTCATAGCAATGTAGCCAGATTCTCCACCTTTGCTGTGCTCTACAATAGGCACAATGTCATGAGTGTGAGGTGAGTACGGCAAGCCTTCTGGGGCCGGCTTTTTTGATTCAGCCATTTATATCTCCTATGGTTGGGCGTAGGTTAAGAACTGTGCGTCATTTACAAGCTCATCTGGAGCAAGCTGTGAAAGTTCCATGACTACTAAAGTATAGCGGTTAGCAACTAAGCCTGCAGGCTGAGTCTTAGTTGGTCTAAACACTTCGTTTTTATAGACAATACGGTATTTATCTAGCAAGTCTACTGAGGATAGAATAACGCCAACATTGCTAAACATTTCTGGGGCTACTGCCTGGACATCATCCACATTTAGAGTTAAGTGAAGGGTGTCTGCGTTGTAGAAACCGCGTTCGTTTAGCAATGACGCACCTTGAGTAAGAGTAGCTCTTACAACAGATATAGTCTTTGGACCAATCCATACACGGCCTGTACCAATAGGCTCAACGTCGTAGATGGCATCTTTAACAGAATTTACGGAATCAAACTTCCACCACTCAGCGGACGTACCGGCAGGATTAGTGAGGTCAGCTGTGATACCCTCACTAATTTGGTCTGATTCAAAATCAGAATCAAACCTACCGCCAGGAGTGTAGGCCCTCATGGATTACGCCTGAGCTTCAGTCCAAGATAGACGACCAGCAAGAGCCACGCCAGTCGCACCTACGTTAGTAACATATACTGTAGCGACGTCTGGGCCATCTGGATAAATACCATTGTTTGATGTAGAAGTTCCTCCACCAAGCACAGAGTTACCAAGGTCACGGACTAGACCAAGTTCAACCTGTCCCGTGCTGTTTACGAAGAATCCACCAGTTACTTCACCGTTGGTTACTGTGGTTGAACCACCTCCATAGTCGGCAATTTGTGCAAGACTTGAGGTAGGGTTTGCAATAGAAGTCCAGCTAGTAGAACCGCTAGGAGTACCGTTAAGGATAAGCGTAACCAGCAAGTTACCTGAACCCAGTAGAGAGATATCTAGCGCACGCAAAACAAGCTGCATACGGTTAATAAGTTCTCTTGAACCGAATGCGCCAGGAGTACCGTTGTCTACTGATGGGGATACGCGAACTGACATAAGCGCCTTAGCAGTAGCTCCGGTAAACGTAAGAGCTGTGGTAGATGCAACGGTGGGTACTAGCAAGGTGCTGACAGTGATAACAGTAGCAGTACCTGTTCCAGTAATACCAGTAACTACTGTGTTAGCCGGTACACCAGAGCCTGTAACAGTCATACCTACCAAGATAGGTGCGCTGTTAGCTCCGACGTTGCTAGACACGTTGATTGATGAAGTATTAGCAGTAGTAGTTGTTTGTACCGTAATGCTTGTAGGCATTAGTGTACCAACAGGGACTAGACCAGTTACAGCGTTCTGTCCGTAGGTAAATAGCAAGGACTTGTCGTCGTCAAAACGACCATCCATGATTACCGAGGTACCCCAGTGGCTAATTGTAGGAGCCAAAGTAGGATAAGCCAACTCAACAACAATAGGCTGGGTAGCTGAGTACGTAAACGACTGTGGTGTTGACGCGCTCATAGGAGTTGCTGTAATAGCTGTATTAGCAGTTGTTATTAACGGGGTCTGGCTTGTGTAAATATAACCATTTGTAGCATCTAGACCGGTTATATAGGTAGCTTCGTTAAATACGTTAACCGCTGAGCCAGTACCTGCTGAACTTAATCTCATACCAATTTGGTATTTAGTCATATCCGCTACAGGAACTGTAATGCGGTTTGCAGTGGTTCCAGAACCAAATGTAGTAGTTGTACTTGAACCACCGGCTGCTGCACGACCATTTAGTATTGGAATGTTAAATGATGTAGCAGTTTTGCTTGAATAGTAGACGTGCTCAACTTTTGCAACAGTAGCGCTTGTATACTGCTTAATTGCCAAAACACCAGTTGATGGGAATAGGCTAGTATCTGCTACTTTAAGTACAGAGTCAGTGGATGCAAAATCAGTTGAAACTAGTGTAACTGGCGGTATAGTTGCGCTTTCATAACGACCAGGCAAGTTACCAGAACGCATGTATGCTTCAGCGTTAGCATTATTATTCTGCATCTTGTGAACATAGGTCACATCGCCATCGGTACCTCGAAGACCCCAACGAATAAAACCTGCACCGTACCATGAGAAGTCAATGTAGAACATCTGCATTTTTGTAAGGTCTAAAGAGTAACCAGAAGGACCAGAGCCGTCCATCTTGTCCAAGTTCCACTGTGATTGTGGAACCCTAGTGTCTACAGTCTTAGAGACCATAAGCGCAGTGGCTGTGGTTCCACGATAAGCAGGAGAAATTACCATTGAGGTGTCTGAGGTAACGCCTTCTACTCTATATGACTGACCTTTAATTACAATAAAGTCACCCGGTGTAAGTTGCTTAGAGAACAGTGTGCCGTTAAACGCACCGCCCACCGCTGTGCTTGCGCTTACAGTAGTGCTACCGTTAGTCACGTCTACGCGACCAGCTAACTGATAAGTGGAGTTACGACGAACAGCATATAGTTGCTGACCATCAAATTCAAAGAATAAACCATTCTGCTGGTCAAAGATACCCAGACGGTTTTTAGCTCCCCACCAACCTGATGTAGAAACGTAGAAGTTTCCTGAAGCGGTAGTATCAGCAGTAAGTAGTCCGGCTGCAGGCGTCACTGTGAAAGTGTTAGCAGAAGTTACACTTGTAATTTGGAAGGTGCCATTAAATCCGGCTTCATTTGCGCCATAAATAGTTACTGTAGCGTCTGGTGGTACAGTTTGTAAATTGTGCTGGTCTTTTGTAGTGACTGTGATTAATCCAGTAGCTTGTACATATCTTAGAGAATCTGCTTGGAAATTAGGCTTAAGGATAGTACCAGATGAAATCTGAATGCCTTTACCTGACTGGTAACGGAAATAACGACGTGTTTGACGAGCCGCAGACTGCCAAGATGACTGACCATTGCTGGTAAAGATAACTCCACCATCAGCAGGTCGGTGCAGGTACTGGGCTTGCGGACGAACATATATACGGCCATCGCTAAATGAGCCAACTGATCCGACGTTGACACGGGCACGGTACTTAAATTGGGTTGCGCTAACTACTTGAGCCACTACAAATCCGCCAGTAAGTCCAGCAGTTGCTCCGCTAGCGGTTACTGCAATTTCGTTTCCGATAGAAAGACCATGCGGAACAGATGTTGTAACAGTTATTAAAGACGAGCTGGTTGCGTTATCTGTGGCAAATGCTGTATTTGAAAGGTCAGCACCAATTTGGGCTGCTGTGTACAACGTAGCTGTTGATACAGTAGTTTTATTTGCATCATAGATAGCCTGGTTGCTTGTAGCATTTGCAGTCTTCATCTTGTAAGAAAAAGAAGTACCCGCTGAGCTAGCGGTTACAATAAAAGTACCGTTAGCAGCAGGTAAAAGAGTGTCAGTGACAACAATAATTGAGTTTACAGCTACGGTAGTAGTGCTGGAAACTGTTACTAAAGATTTGTCAGTAGATGATGGGTCGACTACCACGTTAGTAATAGTGATAGGTGTATTTGGATAAGCGAATGGTCGGTTATTCGTTAGGGATAAATTCTCCCACTTAGATACCTGAGTACCATACTCAAAGTCAGTATCAATAAGAGATTGCGGCTGGGTAACGCGAAGCTTATTGGTCGGGTCTAACTGAGGGTTATTAACGGTCATTTTACATTCCTAAATTTGGTTAAAGCATGAACCTTGTTTAATTTTACGGCATAAGCCAGGTCAATAGAGCCTGAACTATACATCTGTGACTTGCTGAGTGGTGAATATCTGACCCCTAAAGTAGGTGGTAACCTCAGAAGTAGAGTTATTAGTACCTTGAATATCCCAGAAAGTTCTAACTGGAAGTACTCTTGTGTACTGTTTGTCTAATGTAAGTTGAAGTTGATGTAGGCCTGCATTGTAAGTTGTGACTGTAAAAGTGGCCCAAAGTGAAGGTGAACCAGGGTAGGTTCTGATCTGTGCGGCAAAAGTATAATTAGCTAAAGTTACAGTTGAAGGCAGGGTTAGGATAGTCGAGAATGAATCCCCCTGATACATTACCAGGTCCTGAATAGTAGCTGTGCTTACTGCAGGAGTTCTACCATTTAGTTCATTCTTAATGTAGACGCGCTCTGGTTTGCTGGAATCATCAACCTCTTGTGGCATATATACAGGCACAAGCTTATTGGTAGTTCTGCTAACTCTGCGTAAAGTACCAATCTCAATACGCCATAGACCAATATTAAGAGCGGCACACATGCTCTTATAGTTTTCCATGCGTTGGTTAATTAATGAAGTTATCTGACTAAATCTTTGACCACGTGGGATTGTGACCCCATCAGGAGCATTGATGTTAATGTCAAAAGAGGCATCTGTAGCTAAGGCATATAGGCCTTCTACGACCGCTAGAACGGTTAATGGATATACTTCTAACTCCGGAAGCGTAGTGATTGTAATAGCGCTTCCATAAGCGTCTGAGCGGTCTTTTGTGTGCTGCAGAAGTGCGATATTAATAAAATCTGTAATCTCAGCGTCTGAAAAATAACGCCAAACATTTCCACTTACTGTAAGAGTGTGACCAGAAGCAATTGCGGTAGTGGTGTGAATAACACCAAAAGTGGTTTCTACTGTATATCCAGCAGGATTTGTAAGTGTTGTGCTGTTGTCTTTGACCAAAAGAGTTAGGTCATCTACAGGCTTAACGCCCAAATTAAACGTGGTTGTAACACCATCACCAGTAAAAGTCTTTGTAAATTGCTTAGCTTGGTCGTTTAGCTCAGTGCGGACCCTAGAAATGAGGTCTGAAAGAGTTGCCATAATTAATCCAACCTAACAAATGTGTCACTTATATAGTGCCCCATAATACTTAAAAAGTCTTGATAAACGAAACAGCGGGCACTAAGCCCGCTGCCCCGTCTAAAGTAATGTTTAGTATCGCTGTGATACATAACCCTTTTCTTCAAGGTGGGCTGCCACCTCTGGGGTTACCTCATACTTTTGGCCAGATTTGAAGCTGTAGTAGTTTCCAGCACCAAACGTCATAGCTTCAATGTCATCCGATACACGGATAACTACTGTTGCTTTTTTGTCTTCGCTTGGAACGACTGTATCTAGAACTACTGGTTCTGCTTTTGCAGGCTGAGTAGCATCGATAATTTCAGTTTCTACTTTACGAGCAGCTTCTACGGTAGCCATAGCAATCTCGTTTGCACGTGCTGCTTGGTCCTCAATCTGCTGTGCGACAAGGGCATCTCGTTGGCGACCAGTAAAGTCGCTTGGTTTCTTTTGTGTTGCCACGGGGTATTCTCCTAATTAGTGACTCGGTGTTGCAGGGGTATTGTAAGGGGGGCCATTGCTGGCCCCCCAGTACAATTAGTTGGTTGAAGCTACTAGAACCGACTGGTCAGTGATTAGACCAAGACCGAAGATCGAGTACCATGCAAGGGCGTGCTCACGACCGAAGTCTAGAATACCACCATCGCGAAGCTCAACTGGAAGTGAGATAGCGTGTCCGAATGCGTTGTCTCCAATGAAGATAGCGTCATAGCGGTCAGCTGTACCGTTACCAGTGAACTCATCTGGGCTGATGTAACCACCACCGGCAGCAGGGACTGGGTTAGCTACAGCAGTGTCTGTAGTCCAACCAGTACCAGCACCGCCACCGACCTTGCGGACCTGTGTGGTTTCGATGAATACGGTGTCGTATAGACGACCGATTTCACCTAGCATGAAGTTACCAGGAGCAGCGTACTTAGTTACTTCGATAAACTCAGCAGTGTCGCGTAGACGACGTGACTGGTGAGGGTGAACGAAAGCAACGTAAGTTTCGCCAAGCCTTGGGATGTTCTTGGTCGCTAGGCTTTCTACGGCATCCTTAACAGTACGAGGAGTCAGGAAGAAGTTACCTGTCATGCTCGCGTTGCTGGTTCCGTTTGTACCATAACCATACTGGTTGAAGTTACCAGTACCGTTAGTGATAGCGGTCATGTTAGTGCGGTCTTCACCATAAATCTTTGAAGTTGCACCGTAAAGTGTGTCACGGCTCAACTTGTCTAGGTAAAGAGCCATGTTACGGCCAAGCAGACGAGAAGCAGATGCCATGACGTCATCGAATGATGCGTTTAGCAAAAGTTCTGAAACTGCAAGAGCGTATCCGTGCTCAGAAACAGTAATTGAGAATTGCTGTGCGGTTAGCGCGTTGGTCTGCATACGTACACCTTCAACAAGCGCCGAAGCGAAGCCTAGGTTGTTGTAACGCAGGAAGTTAATCTGAAGACCAGGTGCAACACCTAGTTCTGTCTTCTTAACTGCGAATTGCTCAAAGCGAAGAATTGGCATAGCCTGGAAAAGGATTTCCTTTGACCAGATTTGCTGAATCGCCTGAGTTAGCTGGGTGTTTGTACCCGAATAGGATGTTGGGGCGGCAGCTAGATTGCCAGTACCCGTAATACCTGATGCCATTTGTGTGGGCTCCTAAATAGAAATTGACTTTTTGGTTTTATGGGTTCCCGAACAAACCCTGTCCGCGTCCGCGAGCTTTGTCACTCAAAAGACGTTGACGATATTGTGCATATTCATTCATCGGCATGGCTGCAATTTCTTGAGCCGTAAGCGTACGTTGTTCCGAATTGATATCCAATGGTCCGGTAGGAGGAGTAGTAATACTCGTTCCTTTCATTTCCCTTCGAGTGTTCTGCATTGCCTGCTGAGCACTTTCTAGGATACGAGCCGAACGCTCTTTTAAGCTTTCAATGCTCGCGTTGACCTCTTCTGGGGTGTTACCCGATACAAGGTCCAATAATTCGGGAATAATGTTATCCCGCTCAGCTTCAAGCTTTTGCTGCCTAAAGCTGGTAAGTTCAGCGTAAGCTTTTTCACGCTCCAATAGTGCAAATGCGCGTTCGCGTTCTTGACGCTCTTGCTCTAGTTGCTCCTGCCATTCGCTTTCCTTCTGCTTTAGAAGGTCACGAACGTCCATATCAGCTTCAGCCTTTGCACGCTCTTCAGCGGCTCTGGCCTCTTCTTCTGCACGCTTTGCTGCAAGCTCTTCATCGCGTTGACGTTTAATCTCTGCGAGTTCAGCTTTCAGTGAATCAATTTGTGGATAAAGCTTATCTTTTTCCTGTGCGCGGACCTTAGACAAGTCCTCTTCTGTATAAACCTTAGAGGCCGCTACAGTGGCGTCAGTAGAAGATACTGGTGTAACGTCTGATGCAGGTGCATCAGCATTTACTGCAATTGGGGCTACTCCTGCTTCGGCTTCAAAAGCTTCAGCATTTGTTTGTGAATCTGCTGTACTCATTTATATCCTTAATTTCTAGAGGGCGTTTTTCAAATGTGTCATAGACACGTAGCACGTATAGCCGCACGTTATGTTGTCAATATCAAGTTTCACCTGATATTCTTATTTTGTCTCGCTAAATGCCAATTATTTTTGGTAATCTTGCGGGACATTTCTTTTCGGAAGTTTAGTTCCGTAAGCTTCTGTAACTAGTCGAGTTCTCAACTGAGATTCTCCTAGTGCGAGTTCATCCATAGTCTGAGGGTCAAGCACCGCAGGCGCAGCTGCAGGGGCGCCTCCAGCTTGAGGGCCAGGAGCAGCGGATGTTGGGGTAGCCCCACCACCTGCGGTAGTGCCATCTGCCATACCCATCTGACCAGTCATGGTCATAATCTCTTGCTCAATCTCAGTTTGTACAAGACGTAGGGCACCGTCAGCAACAGCGTCATCAATAAGTTCTCTGCGGATTTCTTCAAGCTTAGCTGCTGGGAATTCCTCACCCAAATCGCGCAAAGCACCTTCCTTAGACTGTAGTCCAAGAGATAGCAAGGACTGAATTTCGTTCAATACAATTAGCTTGTCTAGAGGAAGTGGTGGAGGGAAGTGTACATAAGTACGGTAAGTTTCTGGGTCATTAGGGTCCAGCTCCAGTACTTGATCCGGCTTAGGCTCAGTGTCTGAGGTTGGGTCTATCATAAAGGTTTCAGGCTCTTTAAATGCCAAAGTACGAAGCACAAGTTCATTTACTCGCTCTAGACCATGAGCGTACTGCACAATCTTTTGGTGATAGCGGTTCATCAAAGGCTGGAACTGAATAGAAAGCGCGACTCCAGAGGTGTTAGAAATAGCTTGTGCTTGACCAAGGGCGGTCTCAGGAACACCGGTCATTTCGTGCATAGACTTCTTTAGTCTATCCATAAACTCCATTGCGCCTTTTAGACCCTGTCCGCCACCTTCTAGGTTTTCAACCTTAGCGTCCTTTGGCAGACCGCCCCAAACCTTGTTAGCACCCTTTTCTAGCTGGCTAGCCTTAGCACCAATGATTACAGTTACAGGAGCAGCGTGGTAGTTAATGATGTCAGCGATGTCTGTAGCAGTCTCATTGTAAACGCGGTTAATGCTAATGATTTCGTTACAGTCTGAAAGACCCCAAGGTGAACCAGAAACACGAACGTTAGGGATGTGAACAACAGGAATCATACCCAACGGGTTTGGTCTAGAGTCAACCATCTCATCATTGATGTATTCCTCAATGGTGTCTTCGGTAAGGATTTCAGTGTAAGTATAGACCTGGCGTGTACCTTCTAGGCTTGTGCCCCAGAAACGGTATTTTAGTTTAAAACGAATTAGACGTTCGCGGTCGTGGGGGTGAAACTCAGGGAAAGCAAAAGATGAGTTAAGCGGAAGAATACGAACTCGGCCTGGGTGGATGCCACCTACTGGGTCTTCATAACCTTCTTCGTAAGCTACCTTAATAAAGCAGTCACCAGATACGCCACCCTGTTGGCCAATTTCCCAAAGAACAGTTGCTTTATTATTGTCTACTTCCCAGACTCTTTCAAGAAGCTGTGGAACAATTGCCTCATTTGCCTTAGCGCTTCTAAACTGAACGCCTTTGCTAAATGTGAAGTTAATAATGAAGTCTGTGATTGCCCTGTAATAATTTAGAACAATAGATGGCTCTCCAGCCTGGCGACGATAAGATGTGTGGTGTCCTAGGTACATAGCCCAGTTTAGAGAATAGCGGTTTAGACGCGGGCCGTGGACCTCAAATTCTTCATCAGCAAGTTCTACAAGACCCAGAGGGGAGATGCTGATGGCAAGGTCAGATGATGCGGCTCTATATGACGGGGGTGAAAAGTCAATTGACATCTATAAAGAGCTTCCGGTTAGGTTTCGTAAGTACTTATAGTGTACCGCAAAATTAAACTATTTTTTACGGTATCGCTATTTAGCAATTGGCTTAGTAACTTTTTTAGTTACCTTCTTCAGCACGTCTTTTCGTACGGATGCTTTTTGCTTTTCTTCTTTTTTATCCATCGCCTCTTGGGCCCGGTCCCTCATGCGTGGGTCAACGTCTTTTTCACGGTCAACAAACTGACCGCCAAGCTGAATGTACTTAGCGTGAACCCAGTGAGCCGCAGCTGGGGATGGATATTTTGCAAAACGAGTTTTGGCTTGTGTGGTGATTAGGTTCCAGAGACGAGGATTTGCAGGGTATTGATGGGGAGTCTCTTTTACTTCCTGACCCTTAATGAGAGCCATAATTCACCGCCTTAAAGGTTCTCAAACCACCCCGCACGCCATCATCAGTGATGCGCGGGGTAGTCTAAGAAGTTTGTACCTAGTCCTGAACCTGAGCTGGGTTCGGGTGCTGCTGACGTGAGCCATTGCGGAAAACTTCCTCAATGACGTTTGAGCCGTGGTCCTCAAAGGCTGCGCCTGAGAACTCGCTTAGGTAATCCTGTGCTTCTACCCATGCAGCAGAACCAACGTGAGCACGTTCGCTCATAGTCTCTTCGGCAGTCTTGGTGTGGACAGGTGCGTTACGGTTTGGACGACCAGCTGCTGGGGTGTAACCCTGCTTGGCTCCGAGCATAAACTCGTTTGGTACGTCTGTGTCAGTGCCGATACCTTCTTCAAAACGAAGAGGTCCGCGCTGGCCAGGAACTGCTGATGCCATCTTACGGTCGTAAGTAATAGGCGCACTCTCTGGGAACTGTGGGTCTGGTGCAATTGACATTAATATCTCCTAATAAAAAGGTTGAGGCCTCTATACAAGTTTTATACTAAATACGGAATTTCGCAGGATAAACGTAATTTATCTAAAAAATGGTGAAGAGGTAACTTCTACGGAAGGCATGGTTAATTCAAGGGTTAGGCTGGTAGCAATAGCTAAACTGTCAGCATAGTCATCGTGGGCATGGGCCTCTTCAGGAGCATGAGCAAGGAAGTTAGGGCCCTGAAACTTAATCTCCAGGTCAGTCATTTGCTGGTAAAAGCGCTTCCATGTCCTAGACCTGCGAGTCTCAGCATGGGCCGGCCAACCGATAAGGCGACGTTCAATTAGGGTCTTAAGATGCTTCCAACGTTTAGATTGCTCCTGCTGGCTACTTCCTACAGACACAACCTCTGACCTAGGTAGAAGCAAACGTAAGCGCTGTGCCACAGCATCACCTACACCATTTGCGTCTACTCCAACGTAAAGCACATTGTAGCTTTCAAGAAAATTTACTATTTGGAAGTATTGATCTTCCCAGTCATCATTCTGTATTTCAAGCCAGTTAAGGACTCTGTGGTCAAAATAGCCAAATTCATCTGGTCTATCCCAGTCTACCCATACTACTGTGACTACTGTAGAGTCCATCTTACGGGCCGGGTCTATGCCTACAATTACGGGGGTACGGTGCCATGCCCTAACTACTTTTTGAGAAGTGTCACCAAGCTCATCCATAATAGTAGAAGAGATAAACATACCTCGTTCAAGTAGCCATTTACAATTGTAAGCCATCTGGAACTCATCAGAATCCTCGCCAATACGAAGCATCTCTTTACGAACGAACTTTCCATACTCTTCACTGGTCTTAGCAACGTCTCTCCAATCCCACTGGAAATGGTTTTGTTTACCGCCGCGTCCAGTTGCACGTCGTTTGTTGAGTTGGATGGCACGATAAAAATTATTTTTATGCGTAGTAGGGGTACCAGTTTTTACCATAGTACCATTTGTAGACGCAAGCATAGGACCGATTGACTTAGCTACGATAA